AAGAGTAGGCTACGACACACTTCATCATGTTTATGAGTGGGGTCAATCAGGAAGTTCATCAGCAAGACTATTTGACATTAAGTTTACTATAAGCAACCTTGGTCTATCATTTATGTCAGACTTTAAGCAATCGAAAACTATTCAGGATGGATCAAGAGTTCCTTTTGAAAACAAGGCAAAGGTTATGGAACTTGGTCAGCCAGTTGTTATTAAACCAATTAATGGAGAGACCTTGAGGTTTGAGGTTGGTGGACAAGTTGTCTATACAAAGAGACCAGTTGTTGTTCAAAACCCTGGAGGAAATACACAAGGACAATTTGAGAATGTTTGGGACATGTTCTTTGGTAGATACTTTACTCAAGCATTTTTAAGATCAAGCGGTATTGATAAGCACTTTGCTAATCCAACAGTTTATAAGAAGAACTTGGCTGCTGGTAAAAGAGGTGGCAGACCAACAGGAATGTCTGTTGGATCTCGCTGGGTAGCAAGTGCGGGGATGGTATCATAATGTCAACATCAACACTAAACACCCCAGGACTATGGGTAAACACATACCTTCAAGAAAAAATATTTAACAATACAGAGATTGCAATACCATTTTTCCCTACTCTTCCGAACACACTTGATGATTTAACTGAGCAATGGGTAGTTATTAATCAAGAGAGAGCATCTTATCAAGGAGTGGTTGCTGTATATGACAGACTAATTAGGATGAGAAGATCTCCTTTCCCACACATTAAATGTGAACAACTTTTGTACTATTTTTATGCTACCCAAAATGATGTAACTGAAAGCATGATCAAAGTTCAAGAATCAGTGCTAAGACTTATGGACCGAGGAGATGAAAGTGCTGAAGATCTAAATGTCTGGGCCAGAAACCATGCACCAATAGGTGGCATGACCTGCAAGTTCTACTTCCATAACTTTAAGGTATACCAACTAGAGGAAGTCAGAGACCTTGTTGATTTTGGAACAGCCCGAACATATGGCGGTAACAAGATAATCATCGACTACGACTATCACCAGATGCAAGACATTATTGAGTCTATAGCCCCCTAAAAAGGGATGATATAATTATCATGAGGAAACAAGCCCTTTAATCTATAAAGAAAAAAGAGGTGAAATACATGGCATATACACGTGGTAGTTCTAACGATATTATCGTTGGAGCAGCAGCACTCTTCACATACGAAGCAGGCGCACTTGCAGACGCAGATCGACCAGCGTTCGTAGCAGGAACTTCATATAAGGATACCCTTACAGCAGATTCTGACTTCCGTAACGTTGGATATACAATGAATGGTTTGGAAATCCAATTCCAGCCAGATTTCGGCGAAGTAGCAGTAGACCAGGTACTTGACGTTGCTAAGTTATTTAAGCAAGGCATGCAAGTAAACCTAAATACTACATTCGCAGAATCAACACTAGAGAACCTTCTATTTGCCCTTGCAGGTAAGGACGAAGATCTCTCAACAGTTTCAAGTAACCCAACACTTAATCTTTCAGCAGGCGATATTGGCGATGTGCCAGTAGAGCGTGGTCTGATTGCAGTTGGACCAGGAACTGGAGACGCAACCGAGAATATCGAGCGTGTTTACGTTGCATACCGTGCACTTTCAATTGAGAGCGTATCAGTATCAGCAAAGCGTGACGAAGCGACAATGTTCGAAGTATCATTCCGTCTTCTTCCAAACGACAACGGATCATACGGTAAGATCGTAGACCGCACAGTCGGCGCAGCATAATACAACTAAATATATGAGAGGCTCAATCCTTCGGGGTTGGGCCTTTCTGTTTGGTATACTTATATAATGGCTACAGAAATATACAAAACTGGAATTATTTATTTAGTTGACGGAACTGAGTTAGAAATATCTCCTCTTAAGATTAAGTATCTAAGAAAGTTCATGGATGACTTTGAAGGTGTAAGATCAGCAAAGGGCGACATCGAGGCTATATCTGCTCTTGCAATTTGCGGAATGAACTGCATGAAACAGTATATGCCAAAGATCTCAAGATCAATTGAAGACTTTGAAGATGCAATAGATTTAAAAAACATATATAGATTGCTAGATTATGCTGCAGGAATTAAAGTAGATGAGAAGTCTGATGAAGGAGTAAAGGATCAGGCAGTTAAGTCTGGAGCAACCTGGGAAGATCTTGATTTGGCAAAACTAGAATCAGAAGTTTTTTTGCTGGGGATCTGGAAAGACTTTGATGAACTAGAAAGATCTTTATCAATGCAAGAGATAACTGCAATACTAAATATAAAAAGAGAAGAAGACTATTCTACAAAAAAATTCATGGCAGCAATGCAGGGTGTAGACTTAGATAAAAATGCAAATAAAAGTAATGCTTGGGAAGATATGAAGGCTAGGGTTTATAGTGGTGGAAAAACATCAGACTCAAGAGACATCCTTGCCCTTCAAGGTCAAAATGCAAAAAGCGCTGGATTTGGTATTGGCTTGGGCTTAGACTACGAAAAAATAGACTAAAATAAGCCTGTCGCTATGGTATAATTAATTAACAACCTATTGGAGGAAATAATGGCAGAACAAACAACTAAGCAAGTAACTCTTATTGATGGAACCGTAATTGATGTACGACCATTGAAGATTTCTTTGCTTAAGCCTTTTATGAAAAGATTTCAGGAACTTTCAGATGTATCAGATAATAACGATGAGTCAATGAATGTTCTTTTAGACTGTGTAGAAATTGCATTTAAGCAATATGTAAAGGAAGAAGTTACTCGTGAGGCACTAGAAGATAATATCGACTTGCCAACAGTATACGCAGTAATCGATGCAGCATCTGGTATTCAACTTACAGATCCTACAGCATTGCTTACATCAAAATAAAAAAATGAATAGGGGTGTCATGAATAGTGTCTGATGTAAATGCTAATATTGGTATACATTTTGACACTAGTGATGCTCTTGCTCAACTAAGAAGGCTTCAGGCTGGACTTAGCAGATTTAATCAAGCCCTAACAGAAGGCAATGTCGCTGCTGCAAATGCACAAAAGGGTTTAAATTCACAACTCATGCAGTCAATCAATGCTACTGGAAAGTTTGTAGCATCACAAAAAACCATTGCCTCAAGTACCACAGCGTTCACTGATTCCCTAGAAAAGAATAAGTTGAGCATGAGTCAGTACTTTAGGTACACGGCTGCTGCAGCAACAATGAACAGCAAAACCTTAAAGGGTCTTTTTGCACAAGAAAAAGATGTCCTAAAGAGGGCAATGAAAGATAGAGTTAAAACTCTACAAACACAATATGTTCAACTAACAAATGCCAACGGAGAGTTTGTAAAAGTTCTTCAAGTTGTTCCAAAGCATCTTAAAATGGTCAATGGTCAGTATGCTGACTATGCCACAAGAACTCAGATGGCTGCTCAAAGACAGCAATTCTTAAATCAACTATTAAAGCAAGGATCAACTCAACTCCTAAACTTTGGTAAGAATACTCAGTGGGCTGGTCGCCAGTTGATGGTTGGTTTGACTATTCCTCTTACAATTCTTGGATCCACAGCAGCCAAGGTGTTTCGAGAAATGGAACAAGCCACAATTAAGTTCACAAGAGTTTACGGTGACTTAACAACAGGTATGGGGGATACCGACAAAGCGGTTGCAGAAATTCAATTGCTTGCAAAAGAATTTACAAAGTTTGGTATTGCTGCTAAAGACACAATGGAAATGGCTGCCTCCGCTGCTGCAATGGGTCTTCAGGGTGCAGATCTACAGGCACAAGTTACACAAGCAACAAGGCTTTCTGTCCTTGGTCAAGTAGAACAACAACAGGCACTTGAGACAACTATTTCTCTTCAAAATGCTTTTGGTATTTCTGCAGACCAACTTGCAGGTAAAATAAACTACCTTAACGCAGTTGAAAACCAAACAGTTTTATCTATTGAAGATTTAACAGTTGCAATTCCAAAGGCTGGTCCAGTTGTAAAGCAACTTGGTGGATCTGTAGAAGATCTTGCATTCTTTATGACCGCAATGAAAGAAGGTGGAATTAATGCATCAGAAGGTGCTAACGCACTTAAGTCTGGTCTTGCTTCTATGATTAATCCTTCTAAGAAGGCAGCAGAATTCCTTGCAGATCTTGGTATCAACATAAAGGGTATTGTTAATGCTAATGCTGGAGACCTAAAAAGTACTGTTATTGGTTTTGCAAGAGCACTAGATACACTTGATCCTCTTAACCGTGCAAGAGCCATTGAACAAATGTTTGGTAAGTTTCAGTTTGCTCGTCTATCAACATTATTTCAAAACGTAACAAAAGATTCTTCACAGGCAGCAAGAGCACTTGGACTTGCTGGAGCAACGGTTGAAGAACTTGCTATTTTGTCTGAACGAGAATTGGGTAAGGTAGAAGATGCTGTTGGAGTAAAGTTCCAAAAGCAACTTGAAAATGTTAAACTACAACTTATCCCTATTGGAAAAGCATTCCTAGAAGCAGTAACACCAGTTGTTCAATTTGCCGCAAAAATGCTAGAAAAGTTTAACAATCTTAGTGATGGAACTAAAAAGTTTGTGGTTGGTTTTATTGGAGTCATTGGAGGAATTGCTCCAGTTGTATTGATGACAGTTGGTCTTGTTGCTAACGGTGTTGCAAACCTTATCAAGTTCTTTGCAATGCTTCGTAGTGGAGTTGCAAAACTTAATGGACAAAACAATGTTCTTGGTGGCGGTTTTGATTATCTAACTCAAGCAGAAACAGAAAACCTTGCACAAACTCATGCACTTCATTTATCTCATAAAGACTTAATTTCAACATTTAATGTAGAAAAGACATCGGTAGATGCACTTGCAGCAGCATATCTAAATGCCGCATCACAGGCTAGAGCGCTTGCCTCTGGTTCTCCATCACTATTTAATGCTGTTCCAGGACCAAAGGGTGCAGTATCTGGTTTGCCAAAGTTTGCAGACGGTGGAGTTGTTCCAGGGACAGGCAATAAAGATACTGTTCCAGCCATGCTTACACCTGGAGAAGTTGTTCTATCAAAAGATATGGTTAAGGAAAATCCACAACTTGTTGCTGGAATTATGACTGGTGCAGTTAAAAAGTATTCACAATCAACAAGCATAGAAGGTAATGGAATTTCTGGAAGTGATCTAGAAACTAGAGCAGCAAAGATGAAGTTAGAATTTCTGGGATCTGGTGGGGAAGATTTTGACAAGAGAGTCAAGGGACTTATAGAAGGATCAATCTCTACTGGAGAAGCGGGAGTTAAGAGAATAATTGAGTTTGCTAGAGCATCTGGTGAGGAAATTACGGAAGCACAATCACAGGCTATGAATCGTTGGCGAAGCAGAATGCTTGATGAAGCAAGAGCAGCAATTACTGCTGTGCCAGATAGGAATGCTAGTGGGGATGCAATAAAGGATTTCTTAAAGAGTAGGGCACTTGGTTCATCAAATGCTTTTGACACACTAGATACACATGGAAATCAAAAGAAAGCAAAAACTTTTGCACACACAGAAACATCATCAGCAGTTCCTTATGACGAAGCATTGCGTATGTCTAGCCAAAGTAAAAGAGTTTCTGATAGAGTCAAGTTAATACAAGGTGGAGCAGACTGGGCAAATAATCTTCCAGATAGTGACCCAAGAAAACCAAAGACCCCGATTACGCCAGAATTTAGACCAGTCTCTGCTGCAGGTATTCAGGGAATTACTATGGACCTAAACAAGCAACTAGACTCAGGAACAGCAAGCGTTGGCGCCTTTGTTAATGAATTTACTAATTTAGATCCAATTGAAAAGTGGAGAACAAGCCTTACGAATGCTGGCTATGATGTCGATGCCAATGCTGAAAAAGTAAGACAATTAGATGCAATCTACGAAGAACATCTAAGAACTTTTGCTAAGAATAATACGTCTGGTCAAATGAGTGATACAGACTTAATGACAATTAGAGAAGATGCCCTTAATGATCCTAGACTAGATCCAACTGTTGTAGCAGCATCAAGAAGATCTTCTAATAATGTTTCAGGAATAAGATCGAGTGGCGTTGGCCAAGAACAACAAGACCTGATCATGGAAGGATACAGAAATGGAGAGATTCCACTACCAGACGGGGTAACATCTGTACCTAAAAACTTATTTCCAGGTGGCGGTAGAGCAATTGGTGGAGAAGCGGGAAGAAAGAAAAGACTTGGAGTATTTGATCAAAACGTAGAAGATGAATTAGCCCCTCTTGTTGTGGCTACTCCAAAAGCAGAAGCAGATGCTGAAGCACAAGGTGAAAAGATTGGTAAAGCAGCGACAAGGGGTGTAAAGAAGGGTGCAAAAACAGAGTCTCCTTCTACAGATGGAATTGAAGTTGGTAAAGATATTGCAGAAGGAGTTGCTATTGGTTTGCAAGAAGGTGAAGCAGAAGTCTCTTCTCAGGCTGCAAAACTTGGTGATGCTGCTGTACCTAAAGCCCCAGGCACACCACCAGGCACACCACCAAATGATAAGATAGATACTAGAAATAAGGATTTTTATGATGATCTTGACACGCCAGAATTGCGGGATGAAAGACAGGTTTACAAGTCTGTAGACAGACAAAGAAAGAAACGTGCTGAGGCTATTTCTAACGGAACACAAGAGCAAGGCGATGGACTAAGACGAATTGTTGAGGGTACAGAAGATACAGCAGACTCAACAGTACTAGTTGCAGACCAAACAGATGAGATTGCAAAAGTAACTGGAGATATCATTCCAGCACAGACAGATAACTTGGACAATGTTATAACAACAGGTAATCTTAATGATGCAATCGTAGGAACTACTGGAGACATTCATGGATCTACAATAGACACAGCAATGTCTCAAGAAGAAATAACTGAACTACAAGAACGAGAAAAGTTTTTAAGAGAGCAAATGAATGGAGAACTTGCACAGCAAAATGCAGCACTTGCAGCAGGCAGTGACCTTAGCCAAACAGGTAAAAAGAGATATACAAAAGACCAGGCATTAGCAGAAGCGTATGGAGATGGTACCGATGCAAACCCAGGGTACACCATGGACAAGAAGGGACACTTACTATTTGATCCAGAACTAGATGAAAAAGGCAAGAAGCAACCAACCACGATGACTCAAAAGCAAATCACAAAGAAGAAACGTGGCATGCGTAGAGAAAAGGTTGGAAAGTATTCTGGTAAGGCCACTGGCGCACTAGGTATGGCAACGATGGCAGCAGGAGCCATGGGAGCGCCACCACAGGTAACTGCAGCACTTGGAACAGCAGCAACAGTTGCTCAGTTTGCACCTATGCTTGCAGGTATGGGTCCAGTAGGTTGGGCAGCAGCAGGAATTATGGCAGTAGGCGCAGGAGCATACATGCTCAACCAACACTTTAACAAGATGGCTGCCGAAGCAGGAAAATTTGCAATCCAAACATCTGCTACAAGAGAGAGCATGAAAAAGATGGGGGAGATGACTGGAAAAGTTGGCGCCTCTCAAATTATGGAGAGAAGAAGAAGAGGTTCTCAGTATAAAAAATATAATGAAGACTATAGAACACCAGACCCATTTGGCAAAAAGTACATGTCTGATAAAGAAGGAAAAGATTTAAAGAAGACATTTAATAAAAATGTAAAAGACTTTGGTGAGTCAAAAGCCGTTGATGATCTATCATTAAAATTAGCAAATTCAATTGCAGATGGCGTAATAGATAAAAAACAAGCAGACAGTATTGCTCAAGCACTAGCCCTGTCAATAGGAAAACAAAGCGTTGCGCTGCAAGTAATTGGACAAATGAATACTATCCTTGGCCCAGAGGGAGAGGATCTTAAAAAAGATCCAGTAAAAGCAAGACTTATGCTATTGGCAAACGCCAATAACCGAAACGTAAAATTAAGAGCCAGCGCTGAATCTAAAGACACATCCTGGACACAAAGAAGAAAAGATGTTGCTGCAATTGCTGCATACAATATTAATAATCTTGAACTAGCAACTATGTTGGCTGATCAAGTTGCCCTAGAATATGAAACACAAAAGAAAAAATTAGAAGTAGAAATAGAATCTACTAAAAACTTAGAGAAAAAACTAGAACTACAAGGAAAACTTAAAACACTAGTGGCTGAAGAAAAAACTGATACTCAAGTAATGAATAATGCAATTCTTAATCAAATTATTACCGCTCAAGCAGACTGGGAGAGAAACCAGAGCAACAGTGTCTGGGGTGCACAGGCAGATAAAGAAGATGCATTCTTTGACTCATCAAAAGCAGTTGTTGAAAATGCATACGTTGGCACAGCACAAGAAGAGGCTTCAAAAACATTCTTAGAAAAATCAAGAAATCTTGGAAAACTTGGAACTTGGGATGACAATGATAACTTTATACCCAATGGTCTACAGAGCAACTTTGAGGCACAAAGACTTCAGACAACAATGGAACTTCTTGTTGGAGGAAAAGTCCTTTCTCCTGACGAAGGAATTGCGATGATGGATCTATTTGCAGGAAAACTTAACCAGTTAGATCAGGTAATAAGACTTTCAATTCAAGAGCATGGACAAGGAAAAATGAAGGAACTATTTAATATGTTCTCAGACTTTACAAATAAAGACCTTGGTTCAAATCTTGTTCAGTACATTGTTTTAAATAAAAAAGATCCAGCAGAATTTGATGCAATGATGGAATCTTTAGCAAACATTAAATCTTTAGATGGAGTCACTATTGACATGGAACTTCTTCTAGCAGGTGGGGCACCCTTCCTTGAAGAACTAAGAAAAAGACAAGAGGCTGTTGAAAAAATTAAAGAAGCAATGGCTGCAAAAGATGAAGCAGATAAGAAGTCTGGTAAAAAAGAACCAAAGACAAAGGAAGAAAAAGAAGCAAAACAAAAAGAAGATGCAAACTTCCTATTAGAACAAGCAAAAAGTGACGCCATTGCTTCATCTCCTGCTATTAAAGCATTGCAAAATGATGCTGACAGAATGGCAATCTTCCAGCAAATGTCAAGAGAAAGACAGATAGAGTATGTTCAAGATTTAGTAGTAACATATGCATCACAAAACCAGATAAGTGATGAGCAGTTGAAGATACAAAGAGAAATTTGGGTAAATACTCAGATGTCAATGGGTGACGACACAAGATTGCTTGTGGCAGGTAGTGTTGCTTACACGATGGCAAGAGATGCTTTGATTGCAAAGTATAATGGTCTAGGCCGAGGCGGTCAGGCAAATGCACTCCTAACACCGTACCTTGACCCGTCAATTGATCCTAAGACAGGACTTCCAGTTGTTGAAACCCCTAAAACAGACAGAGACACTACTTACGACGAACTAATGAAGCGTCTTCGCAATGTTCGTAACTCTGCAATTGATGCAGCAGGCGGATTTAAAGAACTACAAAGAGCCATCGCAGCAACAGGAAGCAAGGCTATTGCAAACAAGTTTAGTGGTCTTGAGCAGCAGTTAATTAAGATGGGTCAGACCAGTCAATTTACAGACTACCTTGCTGGGCTAGATACAAAAGACCTAAAGAAGTTTGCTTATACAGCAACTGCAGCAGATGTAAAAAAGAAAAAAGGTAAGCAAAAGTATACCCAGTTAGATCCTGAAACTGGAAAGATGGTTACTAAGTACCAGAAGTTTAAAGTAGGAGATACCGTTCTCACCCAAAAGGGTAGAGACATGGAGCAGGGATATAAAAAGGCTATCATTGGAGACTACAATAAGGCACAACTTCAGTCTCTTACATTGGCAAAACAGGAAATTGCAGCAAGAGGAAAACTCCTTGCCCTAGGGTTTGATGAACTAGATATTCAGACAATGCTTGCAGATGAAAACTATAAGACTCTTATTGCTACAGGTAAGGTAACAAAAGCAGAACTAGAAACAAATGCTGCTCTAACTAAGCAGGCAAGAATTAGAAACCAGATCAACGGAGCAGTTGCTGGTCAAAAAGATTTGCAAAAGACTACAGACAACCAAAAGAGAATTCCAGAAGTCGTAGCAATGATGCAACAGGCTGGCATGAGCGCCGATGCAATCCGTGCTGCAATTACCGACCCAGCAATGCTAGACACCCTGATTAATGGTATGGACAATTTTGGTACTCTTGCAAAAGATGCTCAGGATGAGTTTAATCATTTGCTTTCACAGATAGAAGATATACCAGAAAGAAAAATTATTGAACTTGTATTTACTCAAACAAGAGAAGAAAAAATAATTAATGCAGCAAATGCTGCAGCAGAAATGTTTGATGCATATAAGATGATTGATGAAAATACTCTTACTAATAAAGAAGGAAACACCTTTGCTGGCCTCCAGGTCAAGATGGAAGATCTAAATAGTCAAGCAAAGATTGCTCAAAATGCTATTAACCAAACTCAATCTCAAATTGATGATATGCAAAAAGAGGTAGATGCAGATCAACGAAAGATTGAAGAAAACTTTACTAGACCAATTGAAAAGAAGCAAAGAGATATTGAGAAGTTAACAAGAAGTGCTGAACTTAACTTTACTAGACCAATCCAGGCTTTACAAGAAAGATCTGCAGTACTATCTCATGACCTAGATGTCATGAACAAGGCTGCAGAAGCAATCAATGAAAAATATGATAAGCAACAAGAAGCATTAACAAAAGTCTCTGAAATTAATCAGCAGATTATTAGCCAACAGCAACAGCAACTTGGCTTGGCAGATGCCCTTTCACAAGGAGATATTTCAGGAGCAGCAAAAGCAATTCAAGATATGCGAGCCTCCAATGCAGCAAACTATGCAACCAGCGCACAAGATGCTTTACAAAAAGCAAGAGAGAATGAGGTTGGTAGTCTTCGTGGTGGAGTTAGCGGAAAGTCTCAGAAAGAAATTGAGGAAGAGCAGTGGGATATCAGTCAGAAGACTTACGACTTAGAACTCAAAAAGGCAGCGGTAGATAAGCAAATCCTTGAAATCCAAGACTCTATCTATGCGCTAGAGCAATCTAGACAGGTAGCACTTGATGCAATTCAAGTTAAGACAGATGCCATTGCTAAGATTACATTTGGAACATTACTAGATCAACAAAACAAACTTAAGGCAATTAATGATCAGTTGCTTCCGCTACAGTCACAGAGTGATTTGTTAGCAGCACAAATTACTGCAAATGATAAGAACAGAATTATTCAGGGACAGACTAGAGCAGAGTGGGACTTGACATTAAAGGCTGCACAGGCTGCAGAAAAACTTGCAAAGGGAGATCTTGCTTTAGCCCTTGCTAATGTTAATTCAGTTTCTGGAACAATAAAGGGTGCATGGGATTCTATTAAGAAATCTTATGATGATATTAAAGATAAGTCTATAACTATTACTCAGCATATAATTACTACATATGGAGCAGCACTTGGTTTGCCACCAGTCACACCACCAGTTACACCACCAGTAACTGATCCAGCAAAACAACCAGGCGCTGCATGGATTTCAGATGGTAAGGGTGGATGGAAGAAGCCAGACAAGCCTATTGGAGATTATGGTTGGGATGACAACAAGGGTTGGGTAAAGGGTTATGGTGGTGATGATGCTGCACTTGCATTAAAAGCAGCAGCAGATAAAAAAGCAGCAGATGAAGCAACAGCAATTGCGTTAGCCAAGTTAACGGCCACCGTAGGTGTTGTTCCAACTAAATTGGCAGCAGGAGAAAGTGGGGCCATCGGAGCAGCATCTATAGCAGCACAAATAAAAGCAAAAGAAGCAGCAGACGCAGCAGCAAAAGCAATACAAGACCATGTCAACTCAATATCAAGATTTAAGGCAAAAGAAGCAGCAGACGCAAGAGCAGATCAACTTGCTGCTTACTACAAAGGAAGAACTGGTGGTCTTTCACGAGGAGGTCTAGTTCCTAAATATTTTGCAGCAGGAGGGTTTGCAAGAGGAACTGATACAGTTCCAGCAATGCTAACTCCAGGAGAATTTGTAATGAGCAGATATGCTGTAAATAGCCACGGTACAGATAAGATGAAGGCAATCAATTCAGGTTCAAGCGTAGGAGATTCAGTGTATAATTATAACCTAAGTGTTAATGTTAAGTCTGATGCAAGCCCAGATCAAATTGCCAGAACTGTCATTGCACAAATACAGCAGATAGATTCACAAAGAATGAGAGGGACTAGAATATAATGGCTACTTCAACATACATGACAGGTAGACGAAAGTATGGTCGTCCACAGGCTGTTTTGTTTTCTAATAATCCTGGAACTCTTGTTAATGGACTATATGTCCCAAATGGTTTTGAAGTTGGACAAGATCCAGGTTCTGTTACTGACCCAGCAACAATAGATGAATTTTTAATTCTGTCAGATCACAATAGGTCTGAGATTAAGGTTACCCCAAACCGAATAGAAAAAAGAGAAAGAATGATTAATGGGCATATGCGTTCATACCACATTGCTGATAAGATGAACTTTGATTTTTCATGGGATGAACTGCCCTCAAGGGCTTTTGCATTAAGGCCAGACTTTAACACCACAACAGGCAAAAGTGCGCTTATAGGGGCTTCAGGGACCCCTACAGCAGCACCTCAGCAGTACACCGTAGATGGTGGTGCAGGGGGAGGAGAACTTCTTGACTGGTACGAAAATCACACTGGATCTTTCTGGATGTTTTTAGCCTACGATAAGTATAATAATTTTGGGGATAATAATGCAGCATATGGACACCTAAACCAATACAATGAAATAGTAGAGGTATATATTTCAAAGTTTGATTATACTGTTGCAAAAAGAGGACAGAAGCATGACTTTTGGAATGTCTCTATTTCTTTGGAAGAAGCATAATGTTTAAAAATGAAGAACTTCAGAAACACCTAGAAGAGTCTCAAACAATTAGAAGCCGTTCTGCAGTTATTGCTGAATGGAATATGAACATTGCATCCAATATAGAAAAAATTGGAAACTATAGATATAGACCAACACAAGCAGAATCAAAGTTTTCACTATTACCAAACACCTTTGATATGAATGATGATGGAGGATATTACACAAACGCAACTGACTCAGATGTAAAAATTGACGGTGGACTAGATGAAGAAAATGAAAATATTCCAACAACGATATTAACAAAAAAAGAAAAGTTTAATATGATATATTCTTTAGAAGATTGTTTTAATCAGTTTAGGCCAAGGTCTGGAATCAACAAAGCAAGGTTTATGAGAAAATCTTATATCCATCATTCAAATGTTAGTATGGCCAATAGACCAAGATATTATATGGCAGATAGAGAAGATTCATTTAAGTACTGGACATCATACCGAAAAGAAGACAGCATTGAATACGGTGTTGCCAATAAGATAGTCAATGGACAAGACTCTATAGAAGACACGGCTCCGTTTGTAGTTTACAAAAATGACATTCCAACAAACAGGATTGTTGTAAAGATGCAAACGCATACAGGAGACATAAATTTTGGCTCATTTACATGGGATGGAAAAACATTTTTAGATCCATTCTACGGTGATTCAAATAAAGCAACTCCAAAAAAATGGAAGATTCAAACACTAAAAAACAATAACTGGGTAGACACAATGTCTTTTAATGCAACTACAACCAGGCCTGATGGAACTCCAATTATTGGTTCCGATGGATATGTAGAACTTATGTATGGTTTAAAAGTACCAGATAAGTATAAGAAAATATTCTCATTTGCCGAAACAATATCTTCAACCACTGTTCTTCCAGATAAAAATATTGATGGATATGCTTACTTACTTATTGAAAATCCAAATGAAATTGGAAGATTTTATATTTGGAACGATGGCATTTATGAAACATTTGTTCCATCATATGGATGGCAACTTGCAGAAGAAGAAACTTCAAGACTAACAAACTTTGTTACAGACTTTACAAGCCCAAGTTATTATATATCTCCTTCTGAGAGTTCAAAAAAATACCGTGAATTTGAAAATGTTCGTGGTATCAGAATTGTTGTAGACACTATGACAAAGGTAGATTCTACATTTGACCTTATTGAAATATCTCCAAGACTTTCAGCGAATATTACTAACATGGTGGTTGATTTTTCTGTAACAAAAAGTGCTTCAGATTTGGGAATTAGTGGTCTACCTGTTGGACAACTCTTGGCATCTACAGGCAAATTAAAGATTTTTGATTTTGATGATTCTTTTTCTGAAATAAACCCAAATAGTATTATTAGAAATTATCTTTCTAGAAACATACAATTTAAATTTTATGACATAGTTGTTGATCTGGGGGGATACGATTACTACATTCCAATAAAGACAATGTATTCAGAGTCATTTCCAGAGGTTTCAAACTCAGACAAGATGGCAGATATTACTCTAAGAGATATGTTCTTTCATCTAGAGTCTTCTATTGCTCCACAAATGTTATTAACAAATGTTTCAACAAGTTCTGCAATATCATTATTGTTAGACTCAACAGGATTTTCAAATTACACATTCCGAAGAATTGCTGGAGAAAAAGAAATGATTATTCCATATTTCTTTGTTCCACCAGACACAAGCGTTGCACAAGTCTTGGAGGATATAGCAATTTCTACACAGACAGCAATGTTTTTTGATGAGTATAATAACTTTATAACAATGAGCAAGAACTACATGATGCCATCTTTAACTGAAAGAGAAACAGACATTACTTTGTATGGAACAAAGGATCAGACGAAGAATGGTATTGTAAATAATTTTCATAGCAATAACAAACTTGCTAACATTATTGAGTTTACAACAAAAGAAACGCAGCCATATAACGATGGCGCAATTACATACACAGCAAGATCTATTCAAAGATCCATATCTTCTGTTCGTCAGTCAATGCTAATTGATTATGACAGAACTTACACATATAAGCCAGTTTTGTTGTGGGAAGTAACTGGGGAAGAAAATCTTAAATCCTCAAATGGACAGGTAGGAAGCCAGTCAACATACATGTTAGCAGCAATACCCCTTAACTCAAACCTTTCAGATCAAAAGCCAGTAGTTGTAAATCGTGTGCTACAAAATAACACAATGAATTTTGGCGAAGCCGTATACATGATGTCAAGATACAATGGATATTTTTATGCAAATGGAGAGATTATTAAATATGATGCAGTAGAGTACAATGTTGCTGGAGTTGGAAATGTTTGGATTACAGATGTTCAGGAATACTCTTCTTATCTTTCAAAGGTTCCATTCAATGGAAAGTTGTACCCAACTGGGTCTGTAAGAATATATGCCGAGCCAAACTATGAAGAAGTTGGAGGAGTATTAAAATTAAGAAATGGAGAGGTGGCTAAGCATGGTAGAGGTCAATTTGGAACGCCAATTGTTTCTCATAGTGCTGGGCTAAACCCTTACTGGTATGACAACGCAAATCTTCGTGGAGTTACTATGAAGTCCGATGTTCTTTTTAATTCATCTGCCTCAGAACTTCCAACAAGTGCAGAAGGATTATCTCAAGGCGCTGCAGGCCTTACTGCTTTTGTTAATCTTGGAACACCCCCTGTTAGTACCCCATCAACAAGTAATGACCTTGCCAAAAAAACAACAAGAAATGGAGTTATTAAAAATTTCCTATCTTCTACATACATAGATCAGTCTGTTGTTAATACACTACAGAGTACACAGAGTGGCTCTGTGCAATCTTCTGCGTTGGTAATTACAGGCCCAGGACTTACAACATATCCAACTCCAAACCAGTTTGTTTCATATGTATATAAAAAACTTTCAAACAAGTTTACACATTTTGGTACAAGAGTAAGAATAGTTGGAAAAATAGAAAACAATCTTGACTCTAGTCAAACTTCTACTGGAAACTCAACATACTATGTCATACCAGGAGACGATCCATCAAAAAGCATAAGCATATCTGGCGGTGGTGGTGGCATGGCCGTACTAATAAATCCAGAAACAAATAATGGATACTATTTTGAAATTGCAGCCCTTGGATCCTCTGGACTAACCAATAAAGAAAATTCAAATGTAAACAATGTTTTCTTTTATAAAATATTAAAAGATGCTAGAGACAACGCAGTTCCAGTAAAACTTTGGGAAGGACTAACAAGCATAACAGTAGACGATGGAAACTTTGTTGGTCAGTACAGAGTAGCAGCAGAAGAGAACCCAACAGTCTATGATTTGTCTGTAGAGTATCAGGACATTGGTTCTATTAGAAGATTTTTTCTTTACATAAACAATACCCTGATAAAAACTGTAGACGATATATCTCCTCTTCCAATATATAATAATATGGCTCTTTTCGTAAGAGGTGGATCAAGGATGATGTTTGAAAATGTATTTGCTATTTCTCATAACTATTCAAAAAATACTGCTTATGCATTAAGCACACCAGTAAACTCAATCTTTGATGATGGAGACTTAACCGTAAATGAGTCTTTTAGAAAATACTCAATGAGTGGTATTGTTCAATCAACATATTTATCTGGTATTGAGTCTTCAGACTCTCCTTCACACAATATATATTTTGAAGAATTCGGAACTATCATGCGTGAAGCATCTTTGTTTAATGTAAGATATGACAAGGCCTGGCCTGCACTTCATGCAAAAATGTCTCCAACATTTAACAGCCTAAAGGGTTATACTATATCTGGATTTAGAGCGGGATCGTATGGGGCAGAGTTTATGGTATTTAATTCAACTGACACATTCTTAAGCCTAGACTCAACTTCTGGCAACTATCTAAGAATTCAAGGGGTAACATTTACTCAGGCATCTCAAAACTCTTTAAAGGTTGACGAATATTTTTCTAAACTTTCTAACTTAGCAGATCCAAACATTAGCAATGGGGTAGTGATAGAATCACCACTTAAAGCAAAAAAAGATTATGAAGATATAAAAGTTAGCAGACTTACCTATGGTACAAAAGACTTTAACCTAAATGTTCCGTATGTCCAGACTCAGGACGACGCAAATGATTTGATGAAGTGGACAATATCAAAAATTATGAAACCAAGAAGAAGCATTGGCGTAAAAGTTTTTGCATTGCCAACAGTGCAACTTGGAGATATCGTAAAGGTTGATTATTTTGAAAATGGAATTAATAAGGGTGGAAATGATAGGTTTATCGTTTACAGTATCCAGTATTCAAAATCAGAAAAGGGTCCAGATATGACGCTATACTTGAGTGAGGTGGTCTAATGTCAACAGAAGCAACATCTCCACAACCTTCCAATAATAGTACATCTGCAGCGTATCCAGCAGTCAAGGTAGCCACACCAGACTTGTTTGTTTTTAAGGACGATGTTCTTCCAGAACAATTAATGGTAGATTTAATATTTGAAGACATAGGTGGACATGAACTAATAACTTTGTCTAGAAATGACTTAATATCTGGCCAGACAATTTCCTATCAACCAATTAAAAACATAAGCAGCCTTTATTTGCAATACAACCCACAGAACATACTTAACCTTCAAGATACTTCTGTTACTATATTTAAGAATTTTCCTATTAAGATTGAAAAGTCTTTGCCATTAGAAGGAACTGGGCCAGGCAAAAAGACTGTGTACTTAAACTCTGGCGGAGATCTTGTTATAGAGGTAGTTAATCTTGAGCCAGATGAACAAGTAGATGTTCAGATTTTGATTTCTGGGGAACTACTTAGTGGTACAATATATGAGGGGACAATATAATGATTACAGAAAAAGGAAAGTCTATTATAGCCAAATATCTTATTGGCCAGTCTCCTGCGTACGCTTCTTATATTGCAATAGGCTGCGGAGCAAAGCCACTTGACAGTTCAACTGGAGTTTTTGGGGATTACTCAGATCAAAAATCCCTTGATTTTGAAATGCTAAGAGTCCCTATTATTTCCAGGGGATTTGTAAATGAAGATGGCGATGACAAGATTGTTCTAACAGCAGAACTACCATCAGATGAAAGATATGAAATTACAGAAGTTGGAGTATACTCAGCAGGATCTAACTCTTTTGCAGGTGCTTTAGACAGCAGAACATTGTTTTCTTTTACTCAAAGCGAAAACTGGGAATACCACAAAGCGACAGAAGCAACATCTATTAAGATTGTTTATGACCCTTTAGATGGAACAGATGAAGACAATGTTATAAATGAGACAGAAAAGGTTTTTCAAACAAACGCAGACAACAGATTGTTTACTGATGACACACGACTTGACAGAAATGAAAGATGTAGATTTTTAAATAATATTATTCTTATGTCTGGAAATTCTTCAAAAATTCAGTCAAGCCAACTTGGTAAGTTATCAATTGTCCCAACTTGGACAACATCGGGTACAACCTACTTCTCTGAGCACATACATTTAAATGGAAACAATATTGACTTAAATAGGCAATCACCACTTGATGAGTTAAGACTAGCATTCTCAGTAATCAATAAAGACGGAAATTCTACAGTCAATCCAAAAAGAGTAATGCTTCTTTTAGAGTTTGACTCTGCCGATGCTCACAATACTGGACAGTATGCTAGATTTGAAGTAGATATAACACACACCACAGGACATGCATCAAATGACTTTTCTACTAATAGATATTTTATTATTAATAAGCAACTTCAAGAACTTACCAAGTCTGGATCTTTTTCTTGGACCGCTGTTAATACTGTAAAGTTTAGTGTTTGTATACTTGATCAAAATGACAACCCATCTTCTGATTTTTATGTAGCGCTAGATGCTTTAAGAATTGAAAATACAGATGATCTAAATGTCCTTTATGGTTTAGTTGGATACTCTGTTATAAAAAATGTACAGGCAAGACCAATTACTAAACTTGCTAACAGCACAAACTTCGTTGAGTTTAGGTTTAACATTGGTGTTTTATAATGGCAACAGAAAAAATAAAAAGGGTAATTATTCCAAAGGCTAAACTACCAGCCTACAGTGGAGACACAGAATCTTATATTGTTAGATACAGGATTGTTTCAGAAGATAGAAACAGAAACTCTCACTGGTCTCCTCAGTATAAATTGCCAGTGCTTCCTTATATAGATAATGATACTACAGCAGTAAATTTTGCAATAGGATTAGACGCAACTAAAAAAATTATATCTATAGCATGGACTCCAACAGCAGATATAAATAACGAGTTTGATGTATATTTGAAATGGGACAGTGCTGACTGGGTATATGAAAAAAGAGTTCTTGCCCCAGCATATACTGTATTGGCAAAACAAGGTGCAACATCTGTCAAGGTTTGTGTTCAGATTCCAACATTTCCTACAAAAAAGTTTGAACATGCCAAAATTTTTGAATCTAATTCGATCAGCCTAGTGGTATAATAGTAGTATGACTATTCCATTACCTGAGCGTGGCCAACCACTAGATGTTGGATATCTGTATACAGTTGTAGAATCTCTTAATAAATTAATTGCAGCCACACCAACCACCCTTTCAAAATATGTTACTGTGGATGTCGCTGGTACTAACAGGCAAGAAAGCGCAAGAACATCAGATGCAAAAATAATTGGTGGATATAAAGAGATTGTAAACAGCGCAAGCAAGACAAAGGGAGACTCTGTTGCCTTTTCTTATGACTTTAATACTGCTTTTAAGTATACCCCTATTGCAGTTGCCACACCGTTAAATGTTGCAAACACTTCTGCTGGTAAAAATGTTTCAGTTGTTTTAAAAACTGTAAGCACCACAAAACTTGAGGGCGTAGTAACATTTAATGAAACTGGGGATGTAACGGTTGCACTAAACATCATAGTAATTGGCATTCCAAATTGATGCTAAGATGTTCAAGATGTAAGGGAAGAATGTTTGTTGACAGACAGTATAGTTCTCCTATGCACCTAGAAACATATTGCATGCTTTGCGGAAATAGAAAATTTTTTAATCCACCAAACGATTCATTGGAGGGGAAATGGCTTTTAAAAAAGGAAGCATTGAAAGCGAAGGCTACAATCTCGCCCCTGTAATTCCTGGAAATAAAAAAGTTTGGTTTTTAAATGGTGATCTTGTAAGGGTACACCATCTAAATAAATCTAATGGAATTATGTCTGTATATAATATAACTCAGGACAGAATAGAAAGTTGTCTTATTGGTGACTTTAAAAAGAAAAGGCTTAGAGCATACACTGTCAGAGAGACTGCTGATTTAGTTAATCGTCATAAAAAATATATGCCATCATTAATGAAACGAGGAGTCATTCCATTTCCAACGGGGTCTCAAAAAGGTGGAGCAAGAGGATTCCAAGTAAGATCATATTACTCAGAATTGCAGGTAAGAGAGATCCGTGATATACTTGCTACATACCATATTGGAAGACCAAGAAAAGATAATTTAATAACAAATGATATTACACCAAGTACCCAAGAGTTGACAAGGCGAATGGGAGACGGTATACTTACATATGTAAAGACTGAAGATGGGAGATTTGTTCCAGTTTGGAGCGAATCTATTTAGCGAAAGGCATTAAAATGGAAGAAACAAAGGTATCAATAACTCTAGGATATACGCTTAACCTAGGAAATTTTCAATCTCTTAGACTAGACTTGGGAGTTGTTGACTCCAAGCGTGACGGAGAAAATACAGATCAGGCTTTTGAAAGAGTTTATAAGTTTGTTGAAGATAAACTTGCACAGAAGATTAACGAAGCAAAGTCCGAAATTAACGAATAATGGCCGAACGCAAAGACCGAATGGCTTTGCTTTCAAGATACAGCAAGTATCATACTGCAAAGTACGAGTCAAAGCCATCTCTTAATTTGAATGTGGAACAGTGGGCATCCGATGCTCTTGTTGAATCATATACTTTGTCTGGGTGTTACGATATACTTGAGTATTACTTTTCAGTTGCAGAGAGTCCTTCTTGGAATCACTTTGCATACAACGCAGAAAAAATTCTTCAGGCACAAAGAGATAAGATTAAAGATGACAAAGAAAGAGCAGAGCGTAGACAAATGGCTAAGGAGTGGTTAAGTGAATAACACTGAAGCAAAGGTAATATCTGCAGTCTTACAAGACAAGCAGGTTCATGTTCTACTGCAAGCCAATGTAGATAATCTTCTAAGAACTCATACAGACCTTTGGGAGTTTATCAGAAACTATTTTGAACACAATAGTTCTGTGCCTCCAGTAAACCTTGTTGTTGAAAAGTTTCGTGACTTTGAACCTGTTGCAGGTGTTGGTTCAACAAAGCATCACCTTGAAGAATTACAAACAGAATACCTAAATGATAGCCTAAAAGATATTCTTAGATCTGCTGCTGGAGATGTTCAGCAGGGTCAGGGAAACAAAGCACTAGATAACTTAATTACTCAGACTTCAGAGTTAAAGAAAAATACTTCAGCAATTCGTGATATCGATGTTACTGATCTTGAATCAGCAGTTGCATACTTTGAAAACTTAAAGATTCAGCAAGCAGCAGGCCATGTTGGAATTAAGACTAATCTACCAGGGTTTGATAACTATCTTCCTTCTGGAATTATGCCAGGGCACCTAGGAGTCTTTCTAGCATATCCAGGTATAGGAAAGTCATGGATGGCTCTTTACTTCGCTGTACAGGCCTGGAAACAGGGTAAGAGCCCCCTTGTAATATCTCTTGAGATGTCAGAGACAGAAGTTCGTAATCGTGTTTTCACAATTATGGGTGAGGGACTTTGGTCTCATAGAAAACTCAGCAATGGTGAAGTTGAAATGGAAACCTTAAAGATGTGGCATGCAAAGCATCTGCAGGGTAAGCCAGAGTTTCACATTATTTCAAATGACCAAGGCGGAGAAATCAATCCATCAGTCCTTCGTGGAAAGATTGATCAGTATAAGCCAGACTTTGTAATTGTCGACTATCTACAGTTGATGGCTCCTAATCAGAAGTCAGATAATGAAACGGTACGAATGAAGAACCTTTCAAGAGAACTAAAACTTATGGCTATTGGTGAAGAGGTTCCAATTATCGCTATCTCATCTGCAACACCAGACGATGTTAATGATCTTAGTGGAGTTCCTACCCTAGGTCAAACTGCTTGGTCTAGACAGATTGCATATGATGCAGACTGGGTTTTAGCACTTGGTCGTGCTACAAATAGTGATATCATTGAATGCGCTTTTAGAAAGAACCGTAATGGTTTTATGGGAGACTTCTTAGTCCAGTGTGATTTTGACAAGGGATACTATAGATATAAAGATTTTGAAGATAAGTAGGTATAATATGAATTATGGTTCGTTATCATCACAAGCAGATAAAGAAGTTCAATTTAAATGGGGTTATCCACGATGAATCAGCCATAGGCAGGCTAAAGACTGAATATATCAGGCTGGTTGTTTCAGAAATGAAGATCAGTGGATGTGTTCCAAGATTTGACATAGAACCAGATTTTACGATAGACTATAATGAAAAGAAGAAATACTTTGAGTTCGAATTAACAATATACGGAATATATGTAGGGAAAAGGAAAAGCGAATGGATATCAGGAATAGACGGAACCAAACCAATAGGTATACAAAAGAACAAATTAAAAGAGTTCTCACAGGAGCAGGTATAGATGTTGAGTCAGAAATTGATTCCGACTATATAATTTTTTGTCCATATCACAATAACACCCGAACACCAGCAGGAGAAGTAGATAAATATAGCGGAACATTCTTTTGTTTTTCTTGCCAGCATGTTTCAAATTTAACAGAGTTCGTAATGCATGTTTCTGGAAGAACCTATTTTGAGTCTGAAAGATTTATAAAAAGCAAAGAGTCAGAAGGAAACCTAGAGCAAGATATTAACAAGGCCCTATATCAAAAACCAGAGTTTGTTTTGTTTGACGAACTGATCCTTAAGCGTTTGTATAATAATCTTATTTCATCAGACAGAGCAAAAGATTATTTTAGGTATCGTAAAATTGAACTTTCTTCTTGGTCAAAATTTTCTTTAGGCTACTCAGAAAAACAAGACATGGTGACTGTTCCAGTACATAGCCCAGATGGAATGCCAATTGGTTTTGTAGGAAGATCTATTGAGGGCAAAGAGTTTAAAAATACTCCTGGACTTCCAAAATCAAAAACCCTTTTTAATTTAAACAGAGTAAAAATGTTAGATAGCGTATATGTGGTTGAGTCCTCATTTGACGCTATTAGACTTGACCAAGTTGGCATCTCTGCAGTGGCTACCCTGGGGGCCAATGTGTCAAACACACAAATAGAATTGCTTCAGAAATACTTCAATAGCATTATTGTTATTGCTGATAATGATGAGGCGGGAGGAAATATGAAATCTAAGATAGTTGAAAAACTAGGATCTCGTGTATCCGTTATTAAACTAGATAAACAATATAAAGACATAGGCGATATGGATGATAAATTAATTAAGGAACTTGACTTCTCATTTGACAAATCTATAGACTCTATGCTAAACTAATATAACAACACAAAGGAGAAATATATGAGCGTAGTAAAGGGACTAAAAGCAATCAATGCCCTGCTCGACAAACCAAAATCAGATGGACCAAAGGTTCGTTGGCTAAAGTTAGCAGACGGACAATCAGCAAAGATTCGTTTTATTGAAGAACTTGACGAAGACTCTGCAAACTATAACGAAAGCCGTGGGCTTGCACTAGTTGTTAAAGAACACACAAACCCAAAGGACTACAAGCGTAAGGCTCTAGACACAATGGAAGAAGAAGGTCGTGACTGGGCAGAAGAGATGCATCGTAAAGATCCAAAGGCTGGCTGGAGAGCCCGTCTTCGTTTCTACTGCAATGTACTTGTAGACGATGGCCTAGAGCCACCATATGTTGCTATCTGGTCAATGGGTATCAGCAAGCAATCATCATTTAACACAATCAAGGAATACGCAATGGAGACTGGAAGCATTTCAAATGTTCTCTGGAAGTTAAAGCGTAATGGTCAGGGAACTGAAACCAATTACACACTGATCCCATCTGCACCAGACAAGGAGCCATTTGATTGGACTGGTACTGAACCATATCCACTAGAGTCTGCTCTTCGCAAGGTTCCTTATGCAGAACAAGAAGCGTTCTACCTTGGCTTTGACAGCCCATCCGTTACCAGCACAAATACTGACTGGTAATAGATGAATTACGTAGGCTTACATGTCCACACCCATTTTAGTTTATTTGATGGGATTGCTACTCCAGAAGAATACGTTGACCGTGCAGTTGAGTTAGGGATGCCAGCAATTGCCATCACTGACCACGGTACTTTATCTGGGCATAGGGAACTGCACCGTATTGCAAAAGCAAAGGGCATTAAGCCAATTCTAGGTCTAGAAGGATACATGTGTGCAGACATATCTGATACAAGAGATAAGTCTGAAAGAGAAGGTCAACAAGATCTTGTCTACAATCACATTATCCTTCTAGCCAAGAATCAAATTGGTTTGGAAAATCTAAACAAGATTAGCGAACTATCTTGGACAGATGGTTTCTTTAAGAAGCCACGCTTTGATTTTACTATTCTAGAAAAGTATAAAGAGGGAATTATTGTAACCTCTGCTTGCCCAAGTAGCGTTTTGGTTAAAGCACTTGAAGAAGAAGAGTTTGCTCTTGCTAAGAAATATATATCTTGGTTTAAGGAACGCTTTGAAGATGACTACTATATTGAAGTCATGCCTCACAACGAAGCACATATTAATAAATATTTAATTGAACTTGCAGATGAGTTTGGAATTAAGGTTGTTGTAACACCAGACTGCCACCATGTAGACTCGTCACAAAAAGAAGTTCAAGAATTTAAGTTGCTTATGAACACCCACGGTAAGTTTGTAAAAGATACAACATACGAAAAGTCAAAAAAGAAAACAGACATGATGGAACGCCTTGACTATCTCTATGGCGAAGACCGTCAGATTACATTTAACAAGTTTGATATTCACCTGCTCTCATATGAAGAGATCAAAGCAGCGATGGAATCGCAGGGGATTGATCGACCTGACATATACTCAAACACAATGCTATTAGCAGACACAGTAGAAGATTATGGTATTCAAGAAGGATTAGACCTGCTTCCAGTACAATACAAGAATCCTGATAAGGAACTTGCAAAGGCTGCACTAGAGGGTTTGGTAGAACGAGGTTTGTCAGAGAATCAAGAATACCTTGACAGACTTGAAGAAGAGTTGCAGATTATTAAAGATAAGAAGTTTGCACCATACTTTCTTGTTGTGAGCAATATGATTAACTGGGCAAAGAAGGAAGAGATTATGGTTGGTCCAGGTCGTGGTTCATCTGCTGGTTCTCTTGTTTGTTATGCACTAAAAATTACAGACATTGATCCTATTGAGCACGACCTTTTGTTCTTCCGTTTTATTAACCCAGAGCGTAATGACTTCCCAGATATTGACACAGATATTCAAGATACTCGTCGTGAAGAGGTTAAGGATTATCTAGTTAGACAATATCGACATGTTGCATCTATTGCTACATTCCTTCAGTTTACTGGAAAGGGAATCGTTAGAGATGTTGCACGAGTACTAAATATTCCTTTATCAGATGTTAATAAGGTTTTAAAAACTGTAGATACTTGGGACGACTTCTGCACATCTAAATCTACAAGAGAGTTTCGTGAAAAGTATCCAGAGGTAGAGATTTATGGAGAACAACTTCGTGGTCGTATTCGTGGTACAGGAATCCATGCTGCTGGTGTTGTAACTGCAAAAGAACCAATCTTTAGGTACGCACCACTTGAAACAAGATCTTCGACAGGGTCCGATGAAAGAATCCCTGTTGTTGGTGTTGATATGGAAGAAGCAGAGAGAATTGGTTTAATTAAGATTGATGCTCTAGGGCTTAAAACTTTATCTGTTCTTAAGAATACAACTGATATAATTAAAGAACGAGATGGCAAGAAGATTGACCTTCTTAAGATCAAGATGGATGATGCAAATGTTTATCAGATGTTGTCAGACGGGTATACAAAGGGCGTGTTCCAGTGTGAAGCAGCACCATACACAAACCTTCTTGTTAAGATGGGTGTCAAGAATCTAAACGAACTTGCTGCATCTAATGCTCTTGTTCGTCCAGGCGCAATGAATACTATTGGAAAAGACTATGTTGATCGTAAGCATGGTCGTCAAAACATATCTTATACACACCAAGTACTAAAAGAATTTACGGAGGACACCTATGGCTGTATTCTTTATCAAGAACAAGTTATGCAAGCATGCGTACACCTTGGCGGTATGTCCATGTCGGAAGCAGATAAAGTTAGAAAGATCATTGGAAAGAAAAAAGATGCTAAAGAATTTGATCAGTTTAAAGAAAAGTTCGTAGAGGGAGCATCTAAGTTTATTACTCCAAATGCTGCTCGTGATCTATGGCATGACTTTGAGGCTCACGCAGGGTACTCATTTAACAAATCACACGCAGTAGCATACTCAACGCTATCCTACTGGACAGCATGGCTAAAGTATTATTATCCACTTGAGTTTATGTACTCAGTGCTAAAGAATGAAAAGGACAAAGATGCGAGAACTGAATATCTTATTGAAGCAAAAAGAATGGGCATTAGCGTTAAGTTACCTCACATTAACGATTCGGATATCGATTTTAAAATTGAGGGTAAAGGCATTCGGTTTGGACTCAGTGCTATCAAGTTCATATCTGACAAGATTGGTGAACGATACATATCTGCACGACCATTCAATTCGTACAAAGAACTTGAGGAATTTACATTTACCAAAGGCAACGGAGTAAACAGTCGTGCACTACAAGCACTAAGAGTAATCGGCGCTGCAACCTTTAATGATAATCCTAGAAATGATCAGGAGATTAAAGAGAATCTATATGAATATTTAAACCTTCCAGAGTTTAATATTACTATTCCTTCTCACTACTACGCATTTATTCAGGATATTGTTGACTTTGAAGAAAAGGGATCATACATTTTTATGGGTATGGTAAAATCAATTAAGCGAGGAACAGGATGGTCACGAGTTGAAGTTTTGGACAAGACTGGGAGTGTTGGGATATTCGATGATGAGAATACAACTATTGAGACGGGTCGTTCTTATTTGGTTCTTTGTAATGATAACAGGATTGTATCTTTCATTCCATCTGACGAAATAAAAGAATCGTCACATGCTCTTGTAAAGTTCTTAAGTTATAAGCAACTTCCATACAAAGATGATGAAATGTTTGTTGTTTCATTTAAGCCAAGGATTACTAAAACTGGAAAGAAGATGGCATCTCTCACTCTGGCAGACACCAGCAGAGACTTGCACTCTATCACAGTATTCCCTACATCTTTTGCAAAGGCTTACATGAGTATTGAAGAAGGAAAATCTTACAAGTTTGATTTTGGAAAGACAAAAGACGGAACAGTAACATTGGAGGATGTACATGTCGGTTAGTATAGAAGAAGCGTTAGCACAACTTGATCCTAAGTTGAGGAAGAGATTAGGTAGTGGAGTCGGAGTCAACTATGAGTATCAACCTACCCCTAGTTTTGGTTTAAACCGTGCTCTGGGAGGTGGACTGCCTTATGGTAGGCAGGTACTAATATGGGGATCAAAGTCGTCTGCAAAGTCTTCTATGTGCCTTCAGATGATTGCTTTAGCACAAGCCGAAGGTAAACTATGTGCGTGGATTGACTCAGAAATGTCATACTCAGAAGATTGGGCTAGAACTTTGGGGGTAGATCCAGAAAAACTAATCTACTCACAAGCAAGAACTATTAGTGACATGGTAGATGTCGGTGTGGGATTGATGAACGCTGGTGTTGATTTAATCGTGGTAGACTCTATTACATCAATGCTTCCAGCAATCTATTTTGAAAAAGATACAGACGAAATGAAGGCATTAGAAAATACTAAACAGATTGGAGCAGAATCCCGTGACTTTAGTAACGCATGGAAAATGCTTAATTATGCTAACAACAAGGTTAAGCCTACTCTTCTTGTTCTTATTTCCCAGTCTCGCAATAATATTAATGCTATGTATACTAGCCAGCAGCCTTCTGGTGGTCAGGCTACTAAGTTTTATTCTTCTTGCATTGTTAAGTTATTTAGTTCCGAGTCCGACAATCAAGCGATTAAAGGAAAAATTAAGGTAGGAGATAAACTAATTGAAGAAAAAATTGGTAGAACTATTAAGTGGGAACTCCAGTTCTCCAAAACCTCTCCAGGGTTCCAGTCTGGTGAGTATGATTTTTATTTTAGAGGTGACGATATTGGTCTTGATACCATCGGTGACTTGGTTAATACTGCTGAACTAAATGGTATTGTAGAGCGCACAGGCGCTTGGTACATACTACCTGACGGATCAAAAGTACAGGGCAAAGAAGCATTTGTTAATCGTGTAAGAGAGGATCTTGACTTGCAAGAGTCTATCAAGAATAAATTAAATGGATAAGTATACAGTTTATCATGGGCAATGGGTGTGTCATACCTGCAAAGCAATTGTTCCAACGCTAAGATGTTATGCTGCAACAAAGACATTAACTTGGATGTGTAAAGAAAAACATTTAACAACAGTTTATCTTGGACGAAGAAAAAAGAAGGATTTTGATGACGGAGAAGAGTGAGAGTAAGAGGATAGGTGCTAAGCAGCACAAGAACTCTGGCCGTAATACTCAAAAGGGAGATGCTTCCTGGAAAAATTTTGTTGTAGACTTTAAAGAAGTTGGCAAATCATTTACCCTAAACAAGGAAGTCTGGGCCAAAGCAACAACGGATGCAATGAAGAACAGTAAAGATCCAGCAATAGTAGTCGTAATGGGCGAGGGTAATTCAAAAGTAAGACTTGCAATAATTGAGATGAGTATACTTGAACAACTAGTGGAGGGTGTATAATAGTAATATGGAAAACATAATTGTAAAGAACATTTTGACACAAGAACAGATAGATCATATATATAGTCAAGTAGACTCTGCTCCAGAAGAAAAGACTACTATTCAAACTAGACTTGGCCATCAGGCATATTTTGTTGGATTTGATGAATCACTCAGAGTCCACTTTGAAAAAATTATTCAAAAGCATTATGGAGAAGAGTGGATACTGACAGATTTTCAGTTTGCTAGATACTCAACAAAATTTGGATATAAACCAAAACTTTACCCGCATTTTGATGATGCCTTTGAGGTTCACAAACTAACCCTGGATGTACAGATTAATTCTACATTAGACTGGCCAATTGTTGTAGAGGGCAAAGAGTTTCTATTAAAAAATAATGAGGGCGTTGTGTTTTCTGGAACAGATCAAATTCACTGGAGAGCCCCAGCAGATCTATCAGACACTGATGTTGTGGACATGATGTTTTGTCATGCAGAAAGAAAAGATGGTCCCAATAAGTTTGTTACCAAAGAGCATCAAGAAAAAATGTTTATCCTTCAAGAAGAGTGGGCTAAAAAAATAGATATAAACCGTGGCGAGGAAAAAATATAATGCAAACAGAGAATACTACTATTGATATGGTTAATGGTCTTGCAGAAATAGCAGACTATATGCAGGATGAGGAACTAACTCAGGCACTAACCTTTATTGCTAAGATTATTATTAAACCAGACATTCCAACACAGGTTGCTACGATTGAGATCGTAAGGCTTCAGGCTATTGCAGCAAAGATGGCACTTAAAGCAACATGGATGGCCAATGTTGACAAGTCGGATCGTGGAAAGAAAAACCTTTACTATACTGCAGCAGAGTCTATTAACAATCTTGTTTCTGCACTCAAGTATATAACTCGCTAATCTGCTATACTTATACTAATAGAAACGAGAAAAACATGACAAAAAGTTTACTGCAACAAATTATGGTAAAGCAAGAAGTGCTACCAGCCCATCCAATCGATGCTGCTGGTTTGACTGAAAAAATTCAGTCTGGCTATACTGTTAATAGAATAGATAAGCAAACTCAGAAAAAGACTTTTGCACCATCTACAATTGCCTATGGGCATGGAGAGTGTCCAAGATATTGGTACCTAGCATTTGATGGTCAGATGTTTGAAGATGATGCAACACCTTACAGCGCTGCTAATATGACTGCTGGAACAAAGTCTCACGAGAGAATTCAAGAGGCTATGGGAAATGTTCCAGACTTCCTTGTTGATTCAGAATTTAAGATTACGCACAGTGATCCACCAATCTTTGGGTATGGAGATGTTATTGTTAACTGGCAAGGAGAAGAACTCCTTGGTGAAATTAAAACAATGATGAATGAAGGTTTTGAGTACCGCAAGGCGCACATGAAACCAAAGACTGGTCACTTGGTCCAGTTACTTATCTATATGAAAATTCTTAAGAAGCCTAAAGCAGTTCTTATTTATGAAAATAAAAACAATCACGAGTTGCTTGTTCTTCCAGTAGAAGTAAACGACTACTACCGTAAATGGGTAGACCAGACTTTTGAATGGATGAGATCTGTTAGAAAGGCTTGGGTTGATAGAACTCTTCCTGAAAAGAATTATCGTTCCAATTCAAAGATTTGCAAGTCATGCCCAATTAAAAAGGCATGTGCAGATGCTGGTAAGGGGGAGTTTAAATTAAAGTCTATGGAGCCATTGAAAGATGAAGCATTGTAAATGGTGTGATTCCGAATTCAATACAGAAGTTAGTTACCAGATATATTGCTCTGTTAAATGCAGAGAGCAAGCAACTAAAGAAAAAATTGCAGAGCGATACCTGGTGCTTCGTCGTCAAAAAAGAATTGGCAAAGAAAGAAAATGCAAGGGATGTCAGAAAAGTTTATCAATATATAACGATGATCCATTATGTGTAGAGTGTTTTGTTAATCCAGTTATTGTTTTAAAAACACTAAAAAAGATTAAAGGTTTAGGAAACAATGAAGAATAAGTGGGGAATAGAAATAATGCCTAAGACTATCTGCGCCATAGACGCTAGTACTAATAGTCTTGCCTTTTCTATTTTTGATACCCAACAACAATCTCTGGGCGTGATTGGAAAAATTAACTTTGAAGGTAATAATACATACGAAAAGGTTATGGATGCAGGACAAAAAGTAAAAGCATTTTTTGATTACTACGGTGGATTTGAAGCAATAGTTATTGAGCATACAGTATTTATGAATAGCCCCAAGACTGCAGCCGATCTAGCCTTGGTTCAAGGTGCAATACTTGGTGCAGCAGGGCAATCTGGAACTAGGGTTATAGGCAAAGTATCCCCAATTACTTGGCAGAACTACATAGGAAATAAAAAAATATCTAAAGATGAACAGGTTGCCATAAGATATCAATACCCAGCAAAGTCTGCTTCTTGGTATAAGACCTACGAAAGAAACCTTCGTAAAGAAAGAACAATAAAGTTTATTAATATTATTTATGACAGAACTATCACAGATAACGATGTCGCTGATGCTTGCGGTATTGGCCATTGGGCCATAAAAAACTGGGACAAAGCAGTTGGGCTTGACAAATAACGCCATGGCTGCTAAACTATATACATCAGAAGTCTTTATGCGTAAGAGATATCTTATGGATAAAAAGACCCCAGAAGAGATTGCAAAGGAGTGCGGAGCCAGTGTTGAGACTATCTACGTATACCTTGCCAAATTTGGATTAAGGAAATCAAAGCGATGAGTAAAGTTGAAAAAGCATTAGTAGCAATTGCTGTAGCAGGCACAGTTGGTTTTGCATTTGCATTTGCTGCACTAAGAGGAATTCCAGAAGTATTTGATTGGGATCTAGAAGAGGAGATAGATGATGAGTTCTGAGACACAGTTCACCATTGGTCAAGTTTGTGATGAGATTAAGGACATGCTTATTACAAAAAATAAATCCTACGGAGACTCAGCACTAAACCCAGTTCGTATTTTTTCTATTTCTGATAACATTGAACAGTTACATGTTCGAATTGATGACAAACTGTCTAGAATTACTAGAGGTGGATCATTCATTGGTGACAATGATATTGACGATTTGATTGGCTATCTTATACTATTAAAAATAGCAAGGGAGTTAAAACATGTCAACTGAAGAAGATCTAGTCAAGCACCTTGATCAAGTTAATCTTGTTGTAGAAGAATACTTAAAGGGCAATGACCCAACAGTAATATCAAAGCAACTTGACATTCCAAGAACAAAGGTTGTAACTCTTATTAACGAGTGGAAAGTAATGGCATCTGCTAATGATGCTATCCGTGCTCGTGCTAAAGAAGCCCTTGCTGCTGCTGATACACACTATAGTAAGTTGGTTTCAAGAACATACGAAGTTATTGATGAGGCTTCCATGACCAATAACCTTAGCGCAAAGACTGCTGGAATTAAACTTGTAATGGAGATTGAGTCTAAAAGAATTGACATGCTTCAAAAGGCTGGACTACTTGAGAACAAAGAACTTGCAGAAGAAATGATTGAGATTGAGCATAGACAAGAAGTTCTTATTCATATACTTAAAGATATAGCAACAGAGCACCCAGAAATTCGTGATGAAATTATGCGTAGGCTTTCTAAGATATCTAAAGACGATGAGGTTATAACAATTGTCCACGAAGTTTAATGAGTTTTTAGAGGTTCTTAAAAATAATAACTTTGAGGAAACTCCAGTAGATGCAAAGACATTTGTTGAGTCAGCATCTTATTTAGGTCAGCCACCACTATCAGATATCCAGTATGACATTGTTGAGGCAATGAGCCAGATCTATCGCAAAGAAGACCTGATAGATCTATTGGGAGAAGAAAAGGGATCAAGGTATTACGAGAAGTACACCAAGAATGAAATCATTCTCCAACTTGGTAAAGGATCTGGAAAAGACTTTACATCAACAGTAGCATGCTCATACATCGTATACAAACTTCTATGCTTAAAAGACCCAGCAAAATATTTTGGTAAGCCCTCTGGAGACGCTATTGACCTAATCAATGTTGCTATTAACGCTCAGCAGGCAAAGAATGTTTTCTTTAAAGGATTTAAAACAAAGATTGAAAAGTCCCCATGGTTTGCTGGAAAGTATAATGCTAAAGCAGACTCAGTGGAGTTTGATAAATCAATCACTGTTTACTCTGGACACTCAGAAAGAGAATCGCATGAGGGTTTGAACCTTCTTCTTGCAGTTCTTGATGAGATTTCTGGTTTTGCATCTGAGGTTGGAACTGGAAACGAACAAGGAAAGACTGCTGAGAATATCTATAAGGCTTTCCGTGGATCAGTTGACTCTCGCTTCCCAGACCTTGGAAAAGTTGTTTTGCTTTCATTCCCAAGATATCCAGGAGATTATATTTCAGAAAAATATGATGCCGTAATTGCTGATAAAGAAGTTATTCAAAGGTCTCATAGGTTTACTATTAACCCACTACTTCCAGAAGACAGTTCAGATAACTCATTTGAAATTTCCTGGGATGAAGATCAAATCCTTTCATACAAATACCCAGGGGTGTTTGCACTAAAGAGACCTACATGGGAAGTTAATCCAACAAGACAGATTGATGATTTCAAGATTGCTTTTATGACAGACCTTGGGGATGCAATGATGCGCTTTGCATGTGTACCAACATTTGCATCAGATGCATTCTTTAAGCAATCACAAAAGGTAAGAGCGTGTATGACTCTTCGTAATCCAATAGATAATTTTAGAAGGTTTGACGAAGCATTCAAACCAGATCCAACTAAGAAGTATTATGTACATGCTGACCTTGCACAAAAGCACGATAAGTGTGCTGTTGCTATTGCACATGTAGAAAAATGGGTAAGCATACAAGTCATTAATAACTACGAACAAGTAGCACCAATCGTAGTAGTGGATGCAGTAGCATGGTGGGAACCAAAGATTGAAGGCCCAGTAAACCTTTCAGAGGTAAAGCAATGGATCCAAAACCTTAGAAGATTAGGGTTTGATATCGGAATGGTTTCGTTTGACCGTTGGCAATCCTTTGATATTCAGAATGAACTTCAGCAGGTTGGAATGAAGACTGATACTGTTTCTGTTGCCAAGAAGCACTACGAGGACATGGCTATGCTTGTCTACGAGGAAAGACTTGTTATGCCAGCAATTGAACTCTTGTTTGATGAACTAACACAGTTAAAGATTATGAAAAATGATAGAGTTGACCACCCACGCAAAAAGTCAAAAGACTTGGCTGATGCTGTGTGTGGCGCTATTTTTGGAGCCATATCACACACTCCTAAAAATAATAATGCTGAGGTCGAAATCCACACATTTAGAGACAAATCTAAGGCGGAATTTGACATGGATAACAGTAGTGTGATACACTATAAACCTATGCCAGATGATGTAAAAGATTATCTGGATAGATTTAATCTACTATAAAAAGAAAAGGAATAAATTAAATGAACTCATTTAAGAAAATCGCACTAGCCATGGTTGCAGCCATGACTTTGGGCACAA